AGTGCTGGGTCGCTCGATCACTCTTGATCGAGACACGCAGGCTAAGGCCGGTGATCGACTCATCCTCAATTTGCCCAACGGCAAGTGTGAGGGCCGTACCGTGCAGTCCGTCGCGGGCCGCGTGGTAACGGTGACAGTGGCATACTCGGCAGCTCCAGAGCCGGAACTGGTGTGGGCGCTCGATGCCGACGACCTGGCCGTGCCGTTGTACCGGGTAACCGCGGTATCGCGCCCGGAGCCGGGTGTTTTCGAAATATCGGCCGTCCAATACGACCCGAGCAAATTCGCACACATCGACACCGGCGCTCGCCTGGAAGAACGGCCGATCAGCGTAATCCCGATTTCCGTGGTTCCGGCGCCGGCAAGCGTCACGCTGACTGCGAACTCTGTTGTCTCCCAAGGCCTTGCCGTTGCGACCATGACCATCGCCTGGCCGGCGGTGCCCGGCGCGGTCGGTTATGACGTCGAGTGGCGCAAGGACAGTGGCAACTGGATCAAGCTGCAGCGCATTGGGTCCACCAGCGTTGACGTGGTTGGCATATATGCAGGGGGATACGTGGCGCGGGTGCGCGCAGTCAGTGCGTTCGAAATATCGTCGATCTGGCGCCCGTCGGCTCTTACCTATTTGACCGGCAAGCAGGGGCTTCCGCCGGCGGTTGCGTATCTCACTGCCACGCCGTTGCTGTTCGGCATCTATCTCAAGTGGGGTTTTCCAGAGGGCGCAGAGGACACCCAGCGCACTGAAATCTGGTACGGACCTACCACCACGCTGGAGGCGGCGACAAAGCTCACTGACCTGTCATACCCGCAGAGCGATTTCTCGATGCTGGGGCTGCGCGCCGGCGTTACCTTCTACTTCTGGGCGCGCCTAGTGGATCGGATCGGCAACATTGGTCCCTGGTACCCGGTGGGCATGGGCGTGCAAGGGCAGTCGAGCGCGGATGCGGCGGCAATCCTTGAAATGATCGCTGGCGAGATTGGCCGTACGGAGCTTGGCCAAGACATTCTCGACGAGATCGACAAGATTCCCGGGCTTCAGGATCAAATCGACTCGCTCGACGGGCTGAAGGGCTACGACCCCGAAACGCCGTACACCAAAGGGCAGTTGATCGTCGAGGGCGGACACATTTACCAGGCCGTTCTAGACGTCCCGGTCAATACCCCGCCACCAAACACTGCTTACTGGGCCGATGTCGGCGATCTCCTGGAGACAGCGAATGGGCTGGCAGAGCAGGTAGCCATTCACACCACCGAGATCACCGAGCTCGACGGCGCGGTGACGGCGCAAGCGACTGCGTTTCAGGCGCTGCGGGCCTCGTTCCGCGACGACGATGACGAGGGTGAACTGGCGGACGCCCTGAAAGGCTGGAGCAGCACAGCGGCAATTGCCAACGAGGAGAAGGTCCGGGCCTCGGAGAACCTTGCTACAGCGACCAAAGTCACCACGCTGACATCCACCGTCGCGGCGAACGAAGCCAACGTTATCGACCTTCGGCAGACCGTGGCCACCGACAAGGAGGTCACAGCCACCGCGATTACCCAAGTGAACGTGAAGGTCGGTCAGAACACCGCCGCTATTCAGGAAACGGCTACGGCCTACGCCAACACCGCCGGCAAGCTCTCGACCATGTGGTCGGTAAAAATGCAGCTCACCGTTGACGGAAAGTACGTGGCCGCAGGGATTGGTCTGGGCATCGAGGACACCGGTGCCGGCCTGCAAAGCCAGTTCCTGGTGAGCGCGGATCGCTTCGCTGTCGTGAACACGATCGCCGGTGGTGCCATCGCTGTTCCGTTCGCGGTGCAGGGCGGCCAGGTGTTCATCAATTCGGCTTTCATCGCCGACGGCACGATCACCAACGCCAAGATCGGCAGCTATATCAGCTCGACGAATTACATCCCCGGTCAGCAGGGTTGGATTCTCAACAAGGACGGGACGTTGGAAATCAACGGCATCGTGCCTGGGCAGGGAAGGCTGGTGATCAACGCGCTGAACGTTTCAGTCTTCGACGCCAACAATGTGTTGCGTGTCCGTCTCGGATATCTGGGGTAATCAATGGCGGCTTACGGACTTCGTGTATGGGACGGGGCAGGGGGCCTGTCCATGGATACCAACACGTTCACCTACCAGGTGATTTGGCAGGGAGTGATTGATTTCAGCGGCGCGACGACCATCTACACGCTGAACATCCCCGGGTTCAATCCGGCGAACTGCGTGTTCATGATCATCCCGACCAGGGCGCAAGACGTCCAGTCGGCCGAAGCCGACGGCCTCGGAAACAGCAAGGCCTACCCTTACGTCACCACGGCCGTGGGCCAAGTCGTCGTCAGGTCATCCAACCCTTCCTCGCCGGCGGGAACACCGCCGTCAAGAGTGGTGGTCAAGGGCTATGCCATAAGGTTTGCATCATGAGCTTCGGTTTTTTGAGCATCAACGATAACTCTTACGTGCAGATCGACTCGGAGGCGCCCAGGCTTTGCCTGCTGGCGCGGGGCAGTTACGCCGGCAGCGGGTCGGCGACTGGGGTTTTCCCGCGAGCTATCACCAGCCAGGACCCGCCACTGGTATTCATCCGCCCAGATCAAACCGGGGCTATTCAGGTACCGATATCGGTTTGGTTCACTGGCGGCCCAGGCAATTGGACCGGCTTCTCGATGATTGCTTCTCAAATCTATGGCGGGCTCAGCGGCCAGTATTTCGTTGCGGCTTGGGCATCCATGGGCACTGCGACGTATGGCATGCGCCTATGGGATCAGTTCGGCGGGCTGGTCTACGACAGCGGCGCGCCGGCGGTCGTAGTGACCTTCGCCGCTGGCAACTGGACGTACCTCGGCACCGAGGTGCTCAGCGTCGGGCGCCGATATATCTGGGGCATCGGGAAGGCACTCGCCGCGGGCGAGTATGTATCGCTCAACCCCTTCGCTATGCACTGCCACAACGCGGCCGCCGGCGGCGGTTGCGCACTGGGTGTCGATTACGCGGGCAGCCGCATCATGATGTACAGCCTCGCAACGACTGCATGGACTGACCAAGGTCACCGTCCTTTCCTCTGCGCCAAATTACTGGCCTGAGCCTGGCCGCGCTCCGCGGCAAATTTTCTGGAGAGAACAATGCCCTGGTACAAATCAGGAACGGTTTCTGTCGCCTTGAATTCCAACGCGGTGATCGGCACCGGCACCGCCTTCATTGCCAACAGCCGGGTGGGGGATGCGTTTCGCGGCCCGGATGGCGGGTGGTACGAGGTGACCAACATCGCCAGTGACACGGCCATGTCGATCTCGCCGAGCTATCAGGGCGCGACCAATGCCGCCGGGGTTTACGCGCTGGCGCCGATGCAGGGCTATGTCAAAGATTCAGCTGATAAGCTGCGGGCGCTGGTCAATCAATTTGGCGGAGTACTTGCGGTACTGGGTGTCACGCCCACGACCGCCGGGGTCCGAGAAGCGTTGAACATCTCCAATACGGATGGCGTCCCAGAAGGGCTGAACAATAAGTACATGTCAGCTTCCGGCGTACGCTCCACCCTTCTGACAGGCTTGGACGTCGCCACGCCTGGCTCGGTGGTTGCAGCTGACAGTATTTTGTTAGCAATTGGAAAGCTCCAGGCCTCGCTGACGTTGAAGGCTTCGAAGGGAGCGAACAGCGACATTACCCAGCTCAGTGGGCTCACCACTCCTTTGACCGTGAACCAGGGAGGGACAGGCGCCAACTCCCTCGCGGGTCAGCTTTCCGCTCTCGGGCTCACAGACGCCTACAAAAAATCAAATGTGCTCGGGGTAGTTTCTCAGGCTGCGGGTGTACCGACCGGCGCGCTCATGGAATACGGGAGCACGGCCACCGGCCAATTTTGGAAGTTCGCAAGCGGGCTGATGATTTGCACGCACACCGAGTCGAAATCCCTGAGCCTGACAAACGCTTATGGGAGTTCCAGTTATGACCTGGCGTCCTGGTCCTTTCCCGCCGCGTTCCTGGCGGGCACCATTCCTTCGGCTTACCTGACAGCCGTACTGTCTTCTCGAATTACCGACACATCAGGTTCGACGACTTCGAGTAACACTGCTGCGGGCTTCTTTGTGATTGATCGAAATGGCATAGCCGCCGGTTCTTATGCGCTCAAGTGGCTGGCAGTTGGGAGGTGGTTTTGATGATTATCCAGTTGGTTCCGCAGCGTCGGGACGACACGGTTGAGGTCGTGAAGCAGGGTGACTCGTTGATTATCAATGGTGAGCGGTTTGATTTTTCGCCTATGGGCGACGGCGACACGTTGCCGCGATCCGCTATCCAGTCCGAGTGGATAGCGAGTGGCACGAAAGTCGAAAAGCTCGGGGGCGAGATCAGGGTCACGCTGCTCCT